TGGTTTGACAAATGCATTCTATTTTACAGGAAATCCAAGCGATATGGGATTACCTGAAACAAGTGTAAACTCTGTTCTTGAAATTACAAACTACATTACACCAACAGGTGCACCTGTAAAAGCTACTAAGCCAACCGACTAATCAAAAACGAGAGAGGAGATAGATTATGAATACAAAAATAAATTTAACATATAACGGTACAAAATACGTACTTGAATACAATAGAGAATCTGTAAAAATACTAGAAAACAATGGTTTTAAATTGAATGAACTCTTAGAAAAACCACTTAATAATGTAGAACTTGCATTTACTGGTGCTTTTATAAAAAATCACCCTAAAACATCAACATCAACAATAGACAATATATTTGCACTTTGTCGTGATAAAACTAAGTTAGTAGCAACATTAACAAAAATGATACAAGAGTGTTATGATTCACTATTGGACGACCCTATCGAAGATGATAAGGGAAACGTGAGTTGGGATGTAGAGGACTTATCTCCAAAGATGAGCCAATAGTAGAGGATACATCCTTAACTACTCTTTTTGAAAAACAATGCCCTATGTACATGTCAATGGGTATGACGTATGATGAATTTTGGTACGATACACCATACAAGGCAAAGTTTTATCGTGAAGCATATAAACTTAAAGTTAAACATAGGGATGAAGAAATGTGGCAACAAGGCGTGTATATATATGAGGCACTATGTAAAGTGTCGCCTATATTACACGCTTTTTCTAAAAAGGGAACAAAACCTCTACCATATAGTGACAAGCCTTATTTGAGTCAAATGTCAAAAGAAGAAAACAAAATAACCAAAGAACAAGAAGCTGAAAACGAACGTTTAAAAGCTATTGTTCAATTCAATGCATGGGCTAAGGCGGTCGCAAAAAAATTTAACAAATAGGAGGTGCAAATGGACAATTCCTCTGGTGGAAAAGATATTACTTTGGACACAATAGCCATTGAGGTTGAAAGTGATTCTCGAGTTGCAAGTAATAATATACAACAACTTGCACAAGAATTGTTGTCTTTAAAAACGGCTACAAGTGGAAGTTTTAGGAACTTAAATAATTTGGCTAATTATCTTAATAATTTAAAAGATAGTTCGTTAGGTTTAAGTAGTGTAAAAACTGAACTTAAAAATTTAAGTTCAATAAGCACATCATTAAGTTCACTAACAAATTTGGGTAAAGCAACAAATTTAAAATCGCTTATAAAACAACTACAACAATTACCTAATCTCAATGAACAACTTGACCCAACAGTAATTGACAATTTTACACAAAAAATACAAAAGTTATCTACTGCACTCGAACCTTTGGCTAATAATTTAGAAAAAATAAATACAGGGCTTAAAAGTTTACCTACAAGCATATCAAAAATAAACAACCAAACAAACCAAATGTCTACGAAACGTGGCACAAATATATTTACGGTGTTAACCAAAGGTGTTAGTGGTATTCTTGTTAAACTCCAAATACTAGGACAAAACATACAAAAAGTAGTTAGCAGAACTACTGAAATGATAAGTAATGCTAGTGAATACGAAGAAGCTTTGAACCTATTTACTGTAACTTTAGGTAGTTACGCAAAAGAGGCTTTAAGTTGGATAACAAAATTCACAGATGCGTTACATCTTGACCCTAGCGAAGTTATACAATATATGGGAAGTTTTAACTCCCTTATAAAAGGTTTAGGTGTTGGTAGTGATAAAGCTTATTTAATGAGCAAAAACTTAACACAGTTAGTATATGATTTAGCATCATTTAAAAACTTAGATATACAAACTGCTTTTCAAAAATTGCAAAGTGCAATGTCTGGTGAAATAGAACCATTAACTTTAGTGGCTATAATATGTGAGTATTATAGAAAACGTAGTGAACCATCAAATGATGGGTGTGATAATTCAAAAATTATTGCTAACGGGGAAACTCTAAACTTGTTTATAAACAGGCAAGACAATCCCGTGCTATTATAAACCCGTTTTATAATAGTGTAACGACTATTCTTTAGATGTGAAATTCATCAATAGAAGTAGGGCAAAGTGAAAATCTTTGTAGGTGAAAACCCTTTAAATCGAAGTGCTACGATACTCTTTTAAGAGTATGTGATATAGTCTAAACCCCTAATAAATATCGAGAAATCGAGGGTAGTAATGTACGAAATGTAGGTGTTGCATTAACACAAGCAACTTTGCAAGAGCTTTTATATTCACAAGGACTTGAAGTAAATATATCAAATTTAGATGAAGCTACGAAAGCTCAATTAAGATATATTCAAATTATGAAATCGTCTACCGAGTGGCAGACTGATATGGCAAGAACTCTTATAAGCCCATCTAATGCTTTAAGAGTAATGCAACAAGAATTTAAAAAGTTAGCAAAAGCAATAGGTAGCATTTTCATACCTATTGTAATGCAAGTTTTACCGTATGTAATGGCACTAACAGAAATGCTAACTGACTTAGCAAATAGAATTGCATCTTTCTTTGGTTATGAAATAACTGATATTGATTATTCAAACATCAAAGATGGTACGGAAATTCTAGGTGATATGGAAAAACAAGCCGATAATACGACAAGTGCTTTAAGAACAATGTTAGCTCCTTTTGATGAGTTAAATGTAGTACAAGAACATACAAAAGGTGGAACAGGTTTAGGTGGTTTGGGAGAGGGCTTAGATTTAGATTTACCAAGCTACGATGCATTGGCTGGGCTAACTAAAAAATTAGATGAAAACGTAGAAAAAGCAAAAAAGAACTTACATGCACTACTTGGTACTGCGAAAAAATTAGCTATTGTTTTTGGTGGTTTATGGGCAACAAAACAATTGTTAGCATTTACAGGAAAAGTTAGTGATTTATACAATATTTTAAAGACAGGAAATGGAACATTAGATAAAAACAATACTTTGTTTAAGAGGATGATAGACCGTTATAAAAGTGCCCGTAGTGAGGGAAATGGTTTTATTACATCACTTAGAAATATGTTAACTCCTGCTCAAAAAGTTGTTGCGACAATAGGTGGTATGGCCACGGCCTTTGGTTTAGCATATACAAGTATGAAAGAAGTAGGAAATGGTAGTAAAAGTTTAACCGATGTGTTACCTTTATTAACTATTGCCGTAGGTGGTTTAGCAACTGCCGTTGGTTTACTTGTAAACCCACTTACTGGTATAGGTGTTGCAATAACGGGTGTTATAGGTGGTATTGTGGGCTATGTAAAGGGTCTTGATGAAACCAAAGATAGTGTATCGGAAATCTATGATGCACTCAATGCTTATGATACTAAAATGTCTGAATTGAAAAAGACAATAATTGACACAATAAGTGCCGATGATACACAACTTAAAAGTATACAAGATTTAAGAAATGAGTTGTCTTTGTTAGTAGATGAAAATGGCAAGGTTAAATCTGGTTATGAGGAACGTGTAAAATATATTCTTAATCAACTCAATGGTGCATTGGGTACTGAATATAAACTAGTTGATGGGCAAATACAACAATATAAAGAACTAAGCGAAAGTATTGACGATGTTATTGCAAAAAAAATAGCAGAACGTACTTTAAATGCTGGAGAAGATATTTATAACAATGCCAAAGAACAGGAAACTGTTTTATGGAATATACGACAAAAAGCTATTGAGGAGGCATCTGTTGCACAACAAGCATATGAAGAAAATGAAGAAAAAATAAAGGCAAAACAACAAGAAATAAATGATTTGATGTCTGACAAATTTGTTTTAAAAGCTCAACTCGATGCACAAAATGCAAAGTTAACTAGCTTAAAACAACAACGAGAAGTTTTATATAAAACATTTAATGAAAGCGAAAAAGCGGTACATGATGCAACGAAAAATTTTGAAGCTAATCAAAGAATAATACGTAGTTATGATAATTTAACAACTGATATTATTTCAAACAATTATGACAAAATGCGTAGTTCTGCAGAAGACTTTAAAAATGCTATTATTCAAAACGATAACGATATAGGACAGTCGGCTTTAAATAGATTAGGAATAATAGAATACACTTATGAACAAGATTACAAAACATATGGACAATATGATAATTTAAAGAAAGATTTACGTGATAAACAAAAAGAGGCAGAAATAGAGTCCGTAAAAGATACTCTTGTAAGGTCGACACAATCGGTTATAGATTTGACTCCAAGTATGATTAGTGCTTGGAATAAATTGAGTAAAAGTAGTAGTAAAGCATATACAGACGGCTTAAATCAGTTAGAGCCTGATGTTAGGCAAAAAGTAGTGTCTTCGGTCAACGCACTAGGCTATTCATCAACATTAACAACTGCTTTAGACAATGCTGGTACAAAATTGGGCACAACTCTAGGTGAAGCACTAGGAAAGAATGTTACAGATAGTATGAAAGTTAACCCAACCGAATTAGCAAAAAAAATAAACGGTGCTTTTGGACATCTTCATACTGTTGGTGGTTTGTTAGGCTTAGCAAAAGATTTATTTCCGTATATAATCGCAAGGGAAGATGGTGGTTTTGTACCAAATTCTACATTATTCTATGCTAATGAACATGGAACACCTGAATTTATTGGTAAAATCGGTAATCAAACTGCGGTTGCAAATAACGACCAAATCATAACATCTATGACAAATGCTATGGTTACTGCCTTAAGCGGTATGAATTTTGGCGGTCGTGGTAAAACAATAGTCAATGTTGGTAATAGAACACTATATGAGGGTATGGGTGAATACATAGATGATGATACCGACCGATATGGTACATCTTACATTTCAATTTAAGGAGGGAATTTATGGCTTTTAAAGGTTATTATATGAAAATAGGAAGTTGCACATTTCAAAATCCCTCTTTTTCCCGTGAGGGATTCAAGTTTGCTCCAAATTTAGTACAAGTTGCAGATGCAAGTACTGTTGCAAGTGGTAAATTAACAATAAAGGTTTTACCACATAAAAGAAGAAAAATATGGTGTAGTTTTCCTGTAATGACACCTGAACAATTTAGAGTATATTGGTCTGCATTAAAAGGTGATGAAAGTGGTGAGGGTATGTATCTTCCCGTAGAAGCTTACGCAGATACTATTGATGACTATATAACCGATACATACTATCATACTGACTTAATGTATACACCTGTAACGTATGAGGGCAGACGAATGATAAAAATAGATGATTTTGAATTGATAGGACATTAAAATATGAACGATAAAGATAAACAGGCCTTAATAAACGGTAGTGCAACAATTCCTACAAAAATAGAAATATTAAATGATAATTTATTCAATATAGAAAGTGTACCTTTTTTAATAGAAAACAATGCTTTATATAATATAAATAATACAAAGCTTGAAGTATATACCACAGAAAGTATACAACATTCTGTTTTGATTTATAAAATAGGTAATACAAAAGATTATTTAGGAAAAACAATATATGTAACGGCTAATTGGGAAAATGGCAATACAAATAAAGGTTATATAGGACTATGTACTGGTAATGCTAACGGAACAATTAGAAATGAACTATTACAATTACAAGACTCTACAAAAATACAAAATGCAACATTACCTACTGCTATAACAACAAATAATAGTACGTTGTTTTTAACATTATATGCTACTACAGGGGAGGGTAACGATGTTGAAAATGACCCTATAAAATATTTTAATATAAGAGTTTGTGTCGATAGGCTTTCTACCGTAATTACCGAAGAAGACTATGTTAAGAATTGGGATATGGAAGATTTTAGAATTGTTCCAAAACAAGGTTTTGTAGGTCAATTTGTAGAAAAAATAGTAAAACTTAACTTTAAAAATATAGCCAAAGATTTTGTTATTGAGAATAAAGAAATAGTGTTGTGGTACGGTGTAAAAACCAATAATGGTACGAATTGGTATTCATTAGGAAATTATTTAGTTTCTGCACCAAAAGAACAAAACGTAAAAGATACAACTAACGTGACGGCAAAAGACTATACTTATAAGTTTAACAATGACTATGTTGATAGAATAACTTATCCGACAACCGCAAGAATCCTTATGCAAGATGTTTGTAATCAAGCGGGTGTAGAATTAGCAGAAGAAAGTTTTTACCGTGAAGATTTTGTGATACCAAATAATCAATTTATAGAGGGTAGCAAACTTAGAGAGGTTGCAAAAAATATAGGAAAACTTGCATATTCTTGGGTTAGAGTTGGAACAGACAATAAAGTTTATTTAGATTTTGAACAAAGTAATACAGTTGATAAAAATGATGTCGTTACAAATGACAATTATTATCAAGATTTAGTTATACAAAAAGAAGAATACGGTGTTGTAAATAGAATTGTTTTAGGAAGTAGTAATATTGAGGGTGGAGAAAGTGTTGTTGAACAATTAGAAGATAAAATTGATGTTGACCTTTTTGGTAAAAGTATTCAAAATGGTACACCAAGCCAAGATAATCCAATAGAAATATTTAGTGTTAACGGAATAAACATATTCAATAAAGAAGATGTTGATGTTGGGTATAGACTTGATAGTAGTGGTAATTTGTATCATGAAAACGGCTATAATACTTCAAAATTTATCAAAGTACAACCTGGTACTAATTATTATAGAAATGTAAATATTATTCAAATGGAGTCTATTTGTACTTATGACAAAAATAAAAATTTTATAAGAAGAATACAAACAGGAAATACTTTTACAACAAGTGAAAGTGAAGTATTTATAAAGACTACTACTAGTGATGAACATATAGATACTATGCAAATTGAAAAAGGAACGATTCCACATGATTATGTTCCTTATAATAATATTCAATTTAAAGATGTTGGAGAAAACCTATATAATTACACAAAAACAACAAATGTATCAACAGGTTGCACGTCTGATGAAAACGGTTGGATTACTATTACATGTGATAACACTACAAATAATACTTCTGCTTATAAAAATTATTATACTTATGATTTACCACTCAAAAACAATACACCTTATAATGTAATTGTAGAAATTGATGAAAAAACAGGAAATTTTGCTAACTTTAATGTTGTTTCGACTATTTCAAAGGATACACAATTTACAGAAAATTTTATTTTATATAATGCGATAACTAGTGGAAATATTTATCAAAAGTTAGTAAATACTGGTAATGATATGAGTTCTACAAATGGAAAGTTAGGTTTACGTACTTATATTGCCTTTTCACCAAATCAAGCCGGAACAGTTAAATTTAGAATTAGTGTTCTTGAAGATACTACTATTACAACTAATGACTTTGTTTATAAACCATATGAAGAAAAAACAGTAAATGTTGACTTACAAGGAAACGAACTTTGTAGTATGCACAATGACACAATTAAAGATAAACTAATTCTTGAAAATGGTAGGGCAACACTTGTAAAAAATATAAGACACTTATCATTAAAAATTGCTGATATGAATAATGCAAATGATTACCCAGGTTGGAAAGGCCAAACCCAGTTAAAAGCAGATTATCCTAATTTAAACGGTGGTATGTATAATTATGGCATACCATATATGACAAATATAGGTATACAAGGCACAAGTGGAAATTATTTTGTAGCAATAAATACAAATACTGATGGCGTTATTTGGTTATCAAAAGGTGGTTTCGGTGAAGAATATACACAAGATTATTGGAAAGAAAATTACCCAAACTTAACTTTTGAATTATATTATGCACTAAAAACACCTGAAATAATTGATTTGGGAGAATATGTTGTTGAAACGGTTGAGGGAGTAAATACTGTATCTTTAATATATTCATTAGAAAGCGAACAAACTTTTACAAAATATTATTTGCAAGAACAAACAACTTATCAAACAAATCCTAGTACTATATCAATAAAAAAAGGTTACCCACTTTGTGAGTTGAGAATAGATGACAATCCTATTCTTTATACACAGGCTTTACGAGATAGTGCGTTATCAACAAAATTATTAGGTTTAAGGTACTTTCCGCTTACGGTAACAACAACAGGTTACCCATGGTGGGTTGGAAAAGAACGTGTAAAAGTAATTGATATGGATAACGTGCCACGTGAAACATACCCATTTAACAGGACAATATCATATATGGGTCATATTAAAACAAAAGTGGAAGTTACCGCACTTACCAAAACTGCTAGTAAAAACTTATTTAGAAATGATACAAAATCAATAAACAAAAGACTTGAAATAATTGTTGATAATAATACAAAACAACTTACATTATTAAATGAACAAACTACAGATTTAAGTAGTCAATTATCACAAACTACAATAAATTTAACTTCTATAACAAATACTGTAAAAGACACTCAAAAAAATATCGACAGTGTTTCACAAGATGTGAAAGTATTAAGTAATACAGTTCAAACAAATCAAACATCAACTGATTTACAAATAAGTACAATACAGTCTACTATCGAAAATGGTATAGAAAATGTTAAAAACACTACTGTTGATATAAACAGTGCGGGTGCGACATTTGGTGTTGTTGGAAGCCCATTTAACTTGAATATAAATTATCAAAATTTAAACATACATCAAGGGTCAGAAGAAATTGGTTTCTTTGGTTATGACCCTAATTTGAATAAAACCGTTGCTAGAATACCTAATCTGGAAACAGAAAAGTTATCGGCAGGAGTTCATAGACAAGAAAAAATTATAGTAGACGGTGAAGAACGTACAGGTTTCTTCTATATAGGTTAGGCGGTGTATATAAATGGCAATAGGAACATATTTAAACAGTTCAAATTTTAATGGAAAAGGCGGAGAGCATTTTGAATTAAGATTAACTTACTCTTTGGGTGAGTATAACCAAACTTCTAATACTAGAAATATTACGAAATACTTATACTTTATTGCAAAGGATAATTATTCCGCTGGTGGTAGTAAATTTACTGGCTACATAGATGATGTCGCAGTAGGAAGTGGAAATTCAATAGGGAAAAATCAAGAGTTGTTGGTAGGACAAAAGACTGACTCTATTGAATATAACAATGACGGAACTAAAAGTATATCATATAGTGCTTTAATTGATACACCATGGACATTAGGTGATGCAAGTGTTAGTGGCACTTTACAATTACCACAAGTAAATAGGCTTTCTACATTTAATTTTACAAATTATCAAATGACTTCAATAGAAGATACACTTCCGATTTTGATTAACAAGTATGTAAATAGTTATACAAACAAACTAATTGTATTAAGCAATGATAGAAATACAATATATCGAACAGTAGATAATGTCTTAAATGGTTATGAATTGACTTTTACGGAAGAAGAACTTAATAAAATTTATACTTCTGCAAGTAATACTAACAATGCTTATTTTGTATTAAGACTCGAAACTTATGATGGCAATACTAAAATAGGTCAAGTTGAAATAGGGTATTTTGGTTATATTATAAATGCAAATCCTACATTTACATCGGTTATTGAAGAAACTGACACGAAAGTAATAAACGTACTAGGTAATAACAGTGCAAATAGTATTGTAAAAGATTTATCAAAACCAAAGATAAAAATAACACCTATTTTGAAAAAAGGAGCTACTTTAAAAAATATAATAATTCAATGTAGTGATGGACAAACTATTTCAAAAAATACAACTCCTTATGACTTTTTGTTTAACAATGTTGCTGGTGCAAAATTTAATATAACTGTAACTGATAGTAGAGATAATTTCGCTACAAATATTATTGAGAAGACACTTGTTAATTATATTCCTGTTAACATATCATCTTATTCATTTAAAAGACAAAATTCTACAAGTAGTAATATTATATTAAATGTAATGGCAAGTGTATACAGTGGAACAATTGACGGAAAAAACAATACTGTAACAGTTCAATATAAACTAAACAGTGGAGAGTGGGTTACAATAGCCCCAACGGATTACACAATTGGAAATAATATACTTACTATAACAAACTATACGATAACCGATATATTATCGTATCAAACAACAGGTACGTTTAGTTTGTACATAAAAGATTTGCTAAGTGAAGACCAAGAAAACTACAAAGTTTCTCAAGGTGTAGACACGATGGACATGGGTAAATCGGATGTCAAAGTAAACGGTGATTTGTTTGTTGCAGACACTTTAGGGGAAAATAAAAAAAATGTAATGGAAGAAATTTATAAACGTGCAGAAGTTTTAACCGTTGGTGTAAGTTCACAACAAGAAATATCATCATACTATATAGTAACTTTAGATAAAGAGATAGAAAATACTACTACTTTGCTAACTCTTATAAATGGCAAAATAAAAATTGGTGCTGGTGTTAATACCATAGAAGTTACTGGTAACTTAATGGTTGATAACATTACAGGTAGTGGTGGTCACGTTTGGGGGAGAATCGCAAAATTTAAGGAAACTGCTGCTGGTGTTGAATGGGTAGATACCATTTCTTCTAGTATTTGCTATATGACTAATGTATCATCAGCTCATCTTTCTACACCGTGTCCATCAAAAATAATACAAGTTGAAGAGGGAGATTTAATTGGTTTTGTAGCAGATAAAAGTGGTTTTAACGACACTACTCCATATTTACGACCATTACACGATGCGACTTGGTTACAAGTCAGAGTTCTTAAGTAAAAAGGAGGCTATATGAACGATATAATTATAACAGTAGACACTTCTACTGGTTATGCTAGTTGTGATAATAGTGTAATTGGTATTAGATGTCAAAATTTACAAAACAAACTTATTTTTGTAATGACAAAAAAAATAAAAGGTATTGCTTGGGTGGAAATAAAACAGGGCGAGAAGAAAACGTATACAATATTGAACGAAACAGAAACAGGTTATGAAACAAATATATTATCGGGGTTACTTACTGATTCGACATTAGAAGTCAATTTAAGAATTACAGAAACCGAGAATCCTAATGGTATACCAGTATTTGTAAGCACTATTGTATCATTTATTGTTTTAGACTCAATAAATGCAAGTGAACAAATGCCAGAGGAATACCCTAGTTGGCTTGATGTTGCAAATGCAAAAATTCAAGAAATAGAAAATGTAAACATTGAAAGCGAACGTATAGATACAGGTGTTTTAATAAAAACAACTGATAATCAAGGGCAAACAACAACTGTTGAATTAAAAGATGGAAAAGATGGAGAAAAAGGAGATAAAGGTGACCAAGGTGAGCCTGGAGCGGTAAAAATGCAAATAGTTGATGTTCTACCAACAACAGGTAGAAGCGATACTATCTATTTAGTAAAGAAAGAACATCCTACGGAACGAAACTTATATGAGGAATATATTTATACAAATGGTGACTGGGAACACATTGGAGATACATCTGTTGACTTAACTGATTATTACAATAAAAATCAAGTTGATGAAAAATTAGATGGAAAACAAAATATTTTGACTGCAGGAGATAATATTAAGCTAGAAAACGATATTATAAGTTCGGAAGTTCCTGTTTACATAGTTCAATATAATAAGCTTGATGAAGCAGGTCTTATATTGAAAAAAGTGTTTGAACTTTACAAGGCAGGTACTGAATTTCAACTAATTTTAAAAGACGGTATTTCTATTTATCAGTTGACTAAAATATATGACTCATCAAGTGCGGGGACAGTTTCATTTTACTTTGCAGATCCAGAATTGAGTGGTGCTTTGACGAAATATGGAATAAATTATCTGACAGTTGAATATTTTAATCTCTTTTTATATCTAAACGATAACAGTGTAAGAAGAAGTCGACATTTCTCTTATACATTTCAAAGAGGAGATTCGACAATTTGGCCGTTAGGGGCAAAAAATACCGAAGAATATATCCCGATAGGGGACTATAATCCATCGACCAAGAAATATGTCGATGATAGTATTAAAAGTGCCATTACCGACACTTTGGGAGGTAGCTACTAATGGCTAGAGTCGATAATTTAACTAATTTTTTAACTGATGTTGCCAATAGCATAAGAGAAAAAAAAGGAACTACTGACCAAATTCCAGCTAGTTCTTTCGATACAGAAATAAGTAGTATTCAAAGCGGTAGTTCAAACACAAATGATTACTTCTATGAAACCCCAAATACTTGGACAAATGTTGATAATTTTTCGACCTTTGTTCCTTTCCAATTTTTAATAAAAAAAATACCTGATTTTGAAATTCCAAGTGATGTTACGACTTGTGAAGGACTATTCAACACAAATTATTACCCAAACAGTTCACTTTTATCAATAGGGAAGATAACAAGCACTGCATCAATAATAAGCACTGCAGAAATGTTTTATGGCTTGACTGCTTTACAAAGTTTAGACTTGTCAGCGTTTGATACAACACACGTAACAGATATGCATTCAATGTTCGAAAACTGTAGTGCAATTACAAATTTAGATTTATCAAATTTTGATACATTAAATGTAACCAATATGAGCTCAATGTTTTCTATGTGTAATTCATTGACTTCATTAAATTTAAGTAATGCCAATACACAAAATGTAACTAATATGTCCGATATGTTAATGTACTGTACTCGCTTGACTAATCTTAACATCTCTAATTTTGATTTTACAAACGTAACAAACTACGAAAATATGTTTGGAAAAAATGAGGGAAATGTTGGCGATTTTAGAGTACCAGCGGACTGTTACATTTTAGTTAAAGATGCTACTGCAAAAGAGTGGATAACTAGTAAGTTTGACTGGTTGACTAATATTCATTATGTTGGTGAAACTGAATAAATGTACTATATGTTGCAAAATATAAAAAAATATGATATAATGAAATAAAGATGAATAAACATTTTATAAGAGTTCTCCTTATAGAAAAGGAGAATATTTATGGAAAATATTTTAACAGTAATCACAATATTGACAACTTGGATATTTGGTTATTTTGCTAAAAAAAGCAAGTTTATAAATAATAACTTAATACCTGTTCAAAACATAGCAATAGGTGTAATATTTGCTATTGTTGAGTGGATAATAACAAAAGACTTTAAAACCGCATTAGCATTAAGTGGACTTTTTGCAGGTGGTCTATATGATGTTGGCCACAATATCAAAAAAATAATTGAAAAGAAATAAGAACAATGTTGTAATGAACTGGAGGTGTATACTACGAAAGAGTATGCAATATACCCATTTAAAACAATGGGAATTTCACAAGCTCACAATGAGGGTAATCATTTACCACATTGGAAAAACAGTAAAAATTATAGTGATAAACCTTGGGATGAAGCTTGTAAAGATAGCGGAAGAGATTATTTTATACCACAAAATGATTTTGTGATAGAAGAAGTACTTGGTATTGGTAATAATATTACAAATTCTGTTCGATTAAAATCTGTAAATAAACTTTATATGCCATACAAAAATGACCCTGATTATTTATATTTGACCTTAACCCACATGAACGAAGACAATTTAAAACAAGTTCACAAAGGGCAAGTTCTTAAAAAAGGCACTAAAATTTTGTTAGAGGGTACGGATGGATATGCAACAGGTAATCATTTTCACATTACTGCAAACTTAGGCAAATATTATGGTTTATTAAAAAACTCAAATGGGTCATGGTGCTACACTTATGAAAAATCACTTTTACCAAACGAAGCTTTTTATGTTGATACTGATTTTACAATAATTAGAAACGCAAAAGGTTATACGTTTAAAAACAAACCCGATATACCCAAAATAGGAACACCTGTTTTAAGAAATGAACTAGTAAATCAAATAGAAATACTAGCAAACAATTTGTATGCTAGAAAAACGCCTAACGGGGAAATTTTGGGTTATGTAAACAAAGGTGTTTACGATATTTTAACCGTTAGTGATAAAGACAATTATTTATGGTATGAGATAGAAAAAAATGTATTTTGTGCTTATTCATCTTCTTGGGCGGTTCTATACCCTAAAAAAGAGATTGAAAAACCAGTAAAAACAGACGACCCCGTGAAACCTCCAAAAACACCCCAAGAAGAGCCGAAAGAAGAAGATAGTACAAATACACTCAAAAATAGTGAAAATGTCGTAAACAAGCCTAAAAAGGGTATTATACGACGTATTATTGAGTTTATTATTAAATTGTTCAAGAGAGGAAAATAAAATGTTATCTTTGATAAAAGAACTTTTAGGAGTTTTCATATCAGCAGTAACAGTTGGTGGCATTATTACAGGTTTTGTAACAAAATGGATAGATAAAAAGTTTATCAAACCTGTATCAGTAGAAATTAAAGATTTACGTTCAGAACTTAAAGAAATGGAAATAAAAAGGTTACGTTCTCAAATATTAACTTTTACTGGTTCGCTACATAGAGGTGTTGAACATACACGAGTAGAGTTTGAAGATGTTATGAGGATGCATGACTCATACGATGAACTCTTGAAAAAAACTAATAAAACAAATGGGTATGTCACAAAAGAAATGGAATATTTATATAAATGTTATGAAAACTTAGACACAATAGGTAAAGGAGAATAAAATGGATAAAGATTATGATAAATTGGCATTAGAACTTGCTATCAAAAACTTAAAAGATAGAGATAAAGCATATAAAACATTATCAATTAGTTTTATTATTGCATTAGTGCTCATTTCTCTTGCTTTTGTTTTAGTAGGGTTTATGAACACAAGAAGTATTGAACGTGTTGTCAATTTACTTAAAGATACGGCTATTGAAACAAGCGATGTGACTATAGACTATGGAGACGGAGAATTTAACGGTAATATAAATCAAGGAGATGATTCTTTTAATGGGAAGAATTAGAGCAAGAGTTCGTAAAATATCATTCGGTTCGGCTAATAAACAAAATAAAAAAGGCAAAAAACGTTGCCCTAGTTGTGGAAAATTCATGTAATGATTTCCAAACAAGAATATCATAAGTTAAAAAACGAACTTAAATTTTATTGCAAACCGAATCTATTACAATTAGCTAAAGATGTGAACCTAGATGATTATGAAACGGCACTACTATTATGCATTTATTCAAATATGTCTAGGGTCGAAATAGGTAATAAGCTACATATTCGAGAAACAAAATGTAGTAATGATAGTAAAAAGGTACTAGCAAAAATAGGAGATTATATAAAAACCACTCGTTTATGAGTGGCTTTTTTTATTCTATTCTCCAAGCACAACGCATTGTTCGGTTTGAACAATTATATGTGTCATATATACAACCGTCAATAATGCAAGTTATATGACCTGTCATTGTACACAAATATACACCATAAGGGTGCTCTTTAATAAATTCACGTATTGTTTTTGAATAATGGCATTGTCTAGGATATCGGTCGTCAAGATAATCTTCGATAAACTCTACATTGTCCATCATTACACCTTTTTTACGTGCTAAATTACTAAGTTTATTATAACAATAATCCCAACTTGTACCCTCCGCTAGACTTATTGCACGTGTTGTACAGTCGGATACATCATTGTTCAATGGGTTTGAATTATAAAACTTAAACATTTTACATTTCACTAATTTTTCTTGCAGTTTTTCTAACTTTATCTACTTTATCAGGACTGTCTGCTTCTTGCATTATTAGATATGTAAAGTCTTCCAAACTTTCAAGCATTTTGTCAAAAGATTTTTCGGTTTCGTGGTCATTTCCATAAGTATCTCTACCCTCGGAATAATTGCCGTAATGCTCTCCCATTTCATCAATTATATCATAACCACGATAACGACCTCTGCCTGTGCCTTTTACACCTCTTCTACCATATGTGTCCATGTATTGACCTCTGCCATCTCTTGAACGCATATCAGAATAACCGTCGTTCATATAATAATCTCTTCCTCTATACATCATATTTTCCTCCTTATCTTTCCAGTATCTTTCGTTTTCAATATCTTTGTGAATATCTATAAGTTGATATAACAATTCTACATTCCCAGGTTGTAAACCATTTGCCGTAATTTGTTTTATCAATTTTTCTACTTCTTCTTTTACATCACATAACATTTGTGTTTTGTTGTCCTGTGTTTCGTTTTCCATATAACTACCTCCTTTCGTTTAATAATTTTATTATCTCTTCGTATTGTTCATCTTGTTTTTTAAGATGGTTTTCTAACTTTTCTATTTGTTTATCATTTAAACTTAAGTTTTGAACACCAATTATAAAAGATAATATGTTTATTAAATCAAACAAATACTCATTATTCTCATTATTCATTATGCACTTTTGCTAATGTTTAATATTGCATTTGTTATGATAGGTATTTGTGTTGTAGTTGGTGTTGTACCTGTTGCACCAGCATTTATGCTTGGAACGGATGCAATTGTTAAAGTTGTATTTGCTCCACAACATACTCTTATTTTTTTCTTGAAAGATATATTAGCTAAATCTCCAGCAGTTGATATAGTTTCTGCACTAACTGTAGCAGGTATTAAAATTCCATCTTGATACAACCCAAGAGCAATAATTCCAGCAGTTGCACTTGTTACTGTAGCACTTAAATTTATTTCATATATACCGCCTTTTATTATTTTATAAAGGGGTGAACCTTGTGTATGTTGAAGAAAACCACATGGGCAATTTGCATTTCTAGTACGTAAATCATCTATAGAAAAACTTACAGTACTATCATTAGCAGTTAAAGTTACAGGTGTATTTATTATACTTTCTATCATTTGTTTATCATTCCTTTCTTAAAAATCACATTTTTATAGTTTACTATTTTAATTAAAAAAAAGATAGGTTTTTAAGCCTATCTTTTACTGTTCAGTTCCGTTCAGACCCGTTCAGTTTTTGCAATTTCCTGTATTCAGGCATCCTTAATAGGCTTATGCAATTAGATTACAGTTGTATTATATCCACAATTGCAACCACAACCAGCTCCTATATATTGAACTGGAATAGGTGTATTACCACAAACTAGTTGAGCATTTACTGGACAACCATTTCTTAATTGGTTAAGTAGATATTCATTTTGTGCAGACTGACTAGCAGATAATCTTAGTGCGTTGATTTCGTTTTGTTGAGCTTGAATTTGTGCGTTTTTGTCTTCAAGTCTATTAGATACGATTTCATTGTGTAAGTTATTGTAAGAACAATTTATAGCATCTATTATATCTCTAGTGTTTTGAGTAGCATTGTTTGTAATAGAGCAAGTATTAGTTGCCATATTATAATTTACACCGTCGATGGCACGTTGAGTAGTGCAACAACAATCGGCTAGTTGACTAGATATACCATTTATCGCATTTCTAGTTTCATAACCATTTGTCATAATGGCATTATTAGTTCCAGCAAAACCATTTAATAGACTAGTATTCATAGCATAGAAACCATCACAAAGTCCATTTTGTATATATCTTGTCTGTGATGTTAAATTACCAAAGCCATCGCTTAGTTGTCTTTGGATAGTTGCAAAATCAGAAGCTAGTGTATAATTATCAGTTGCTCCACTTCCGTTTCCACCTGGGAAACCATTACCATTTCTTCCCCAACCCATAAAAGCAAAGATTAAGAATATAATAACCCACCAAGCGTTATTGTTACCAAACATTCCATCGTTACCATTTCTACCAGATAACAAAGCAACATCTGACGCAGTTAAACCACTTTCTCCTCGCATATCTGTTTCTCCTTTCTATTTTTTTAACATTTGGAATTGCAAATTATATTAAAACCAAACATTTTTATTTAAAATTATTCATAAAATTATTGAACTCCGTATCGAAGTTTTTACCTTGTTCTTTAAAAATATTTCTAGCGAACTGTTCAAGGCCTTTTGTATCTCCTTTGTTTGCCATTTCAATTAAATTGTTGAATATAGGATTGTTGTTTTGTTTTATAAGATTCATTGCCATATCCTTTGGAGAGCCATTTCCTAACATCATTTTAAACATTTGTATAGGGTTATTCATATATTAGTCCTCCTTTTTATTTTTTAGCCTATTTTTTATATCTTTTAATTCTTTTCTAAATTCGTCTAATTCATCTCTTAAATCATCAATAGAACTTAAATCTATTTTTTCTATTTTCTTATCAATATCATCTAGTGTTGCATATTTGATACTCTCTTTTTCTTCCATTGGCTTATATACTGTTATTTTGCTAGTTCCGTCTGCTTGAAGTTGCTTAGTTACAATAGCACTTCCATCCGCAATAGGAAAATAACTAATAGAGCCATCTAGTGGAATATCAATAGCTTTTACAACATCTATACTGTCTACCGATTTACCATATAGGTTGTTTTGCCTATTTAAGCCCTGTGTAGGCACGTTTTGTATTGGCATAGGCATTTCCATTGGTTGTGGTCGATTCATTTGTTGTTGCCCATAAAATTGAGTATTATAAGCATTATACGGATTATACATTAGCAATTCTCCTTTATATAGTTATCTAATTCTTTTATTATTTTATTTAAGTTATCATTTTCAACTGTTTTTTTACAGTCCTTACAATTAAAAATAGAGATAGTTCTAATATAATCTTTGATAATCAAATCCAAACTATAAATCTTGCCGTCAATGACAAGTAAGTTTTTATGACTCGTTTCATCAAAGTACATTAAAACCACCTCTTTTTTATATCAGAAAGAAAAACTTTCTCTTTCTATATATATTCTATAACGAAGTGTCAATTTAAAAATACTCAATTAAGACATAAAAAAAGCACTAAAAGCGCTTAATTTTTTACTAGTCTAAATCATATTTATTATTTGCAACTTGATTTCTAGGGGTATCTTCTTGTACATCTGGAAATCTACGTTCTATTACTTTTCTCAAATTAGCAAATACTAGTGGGTTATCGTTATCATCAGTTGCGGTGCTTGTAGTATGAACAATGTTACCTAAAAAAGTAATATTTACAAGTCGTGCAGTATCTACATCGGTATCAAATTCTTCTCCATCTTTTAAGTCAAGAAGTGTTTTACACATCATACCCATAGCGTACAAACTTTTATCATTATCAAAGTTGTAGGTAGTCTGCATTGTACCACCCTCACTGTCCATTATATTAAGTCTTAATTTGTTTGGTTTTCCACTAGGTGTACATTCTGCTTTTGTTATTGTTAAAATTCTTTCTCCCTCTGGAATTAGTTTAAAACCATTGTTTAAATTAAATTTTACTTTCATGTTCATTTATTCTCCTTTTTCTTCTTTTAAATTTTTAGTTAATGTATAACTTGTTGAAGTGCTACTATATTTTTCATAAAGATTTGGTTCTTTTTCCGAAAAAGACTTTTCATCAAATTTTGTTTTAATAGTTCTTTTCAAAGTATATTTCCCACAAATATCTAAATCATTGTCTATCATTTTATTTTTTATATCATCTTCTATTTTTTTTAACTCTTTTTCTAATGCATCAATTCCACTAGTTTGCTTTAACTCTTTTATAGTTTGTGCAAGGGCTATAGCATTATTGCAGACATCTATTAACTCATTGTCTTCCGTTGGTTTTGAAGAGCGAATAATATCAAGATATTCTTTATCTTTAACAGGGTCAAATTCAGGAGAAACACCAGTTAAAATGTATTTTTCCCACCACTCTTCGGCTTGTTCTATTAACTTATCAATATTTTTATATTCACCATCAATTTCAATATAACACTCTTGTAATTTTTTAACAACCAATTTTGTATTATCTTTTGTTACTTTATAATTTTCAGGATGAGCATAATCAATTTCTTGCAAAAAACTTGCTACATATAAGATTCTATCAAGTTTGTCTAAATACGCATAAAGCATTCCTTGACAAAGATAGTCAAGTGGAACTTGATTATTATCCCACTCTTGCGGTTTTGAACTTGTTTTACACTCGCCATCCATAACAATTGTTTTCATATCATCTTTTGTAGAAACAAAATCACGTACACCATCGAAAATTGAATTTAAGTCTTTATAGTTACTATATTGATAGTCATCAAATGCATTGCCATAATATTCTTTACAACTTAAAATGTTTGGAAATAGTGTTTTTGCATAAGCAATTTGTTTTGGTTCTATTGTTTTTCCTGCGATAGTGTATTTATTATCTTCAAAAGGTAATTTAGCAAGACCTGTAATTTCACACCAAGCTCCAAATGGTGTTTGATATTTATTCAAACCCAATACACTTGAAAAACGATGTCCTGTAATCTTTTTTAATTTTTTTGGTTTTCCATTAGGTAATACAATTCTTTTTCTATCAGTACTATATGTCCACTCCATATTACACCTCGGTAAATGGTATTAGTTTATCATACTTATTTTCTACTTGTAATTTTATTGATAATATTTCTGCGCTTGACAATTTACCACTTATCAAATCTTTTAATACTTGTTCACCATAACTTGCATAATCTTTACCATCAACAACACCTAAATCTCTAATTTTATTTATAGTATTTACAATACTTTTAATATCGTCGTCATCGCTTTCTTCTTGTTGTTTTGTTTCGACAACGGTTTTTGTTAGTTCTTCTTTTCTTTCAGCAGGAATATATGTAGGTGTTTTTGGTGCAACACTTTTTTCTTCATTTTCACTAGGTACGTTTTCATCATCATTTGAACGTGGTGAGAAGTTTTTATCAAACCAGTTTCTAAAAGCTAATGTACTAGCTCCACTAACACCTTTATCGCATATATCACTACCACTAGCAATAGATATATATTCTTTTTTATCACCTGTTTTAATATCAACAAGAGTTGCTAAACAACGAACTGTCCAAACGTGTTGTTCAGGTTTTCCTTGCGGTTTAAATAAACCTTTTTCAAAACTAATAATATCGGTAACATCCCATGAAAAATCAAGACCTACTTTTATGCAACCGTTTTGAATTGCATCGTAATATTGGCCAATACTTGCATATTCTCCACCACCTAAATTATTAGGTAATTCTTTGTCCATTAAGAAAGTTGTATCTCTTATAATTTTACGTAATTCATTTATTTTTTCTAATAAATTCATCTCTTTATTCTCCTTTTTTTCTTTTACAATTTTAACTTCTTCTTTTTTATCTTCTACCATTTCATCTGTTATTTCATCTTTTATTTCATCTTTTATTTTACTTTTTTCCATGTCTTCAATAATTTTCAAAATTTCATCTTTTTTCATTGTTTTCTTTACATCAATATTTTTTTCTTTGCAATAATCTAATAATTCTTCTTTTTTATATTCTTCCAACCTTTTCACTCCTTTAAAAGCATTCAACTTTTGCATTGCATATTTAATATACCATTGTTTGTTTATCAAGTCAATAGTTATTTCATTTTTATTGTCCACGATAGGGTTGTCTGGACATGACGCCACTTTATCACGTTCACCATTTGCTTTTACTTTATAAATAAGTCCACTTTTTTGTTTACCAGCATAAATACGATTATTTCGTTGAAGTAAAATATCACCATTTTCACTTTCTTGTACACATTTTTCATAAGTGTGGCCTAAATGAGTTATCATTTGAAATCTAAAAACATCATTACAATTATTTATTGTATTTTCTATCGGAATATCAAATAATAAATTTTTAAGTAAAGCTTCGGAACATATTGATAAAGAATTATTTTTCAAACTATCTTTAAACTGATATTCAAATACTTGTTTATCTTTATTCCATGTGAATTTATGTTTTCCTCTGGTCAATTCCCCACCTTTGTAATGGACTTCATACGCATTATCACCGGTTTTGATTATTTCTGCATAATTGTTTACATCTCGCATTATTATTTTTTGAATATCATCATCTTCTAATTTTAAACGTGTTTTGTCTTGCCATTTGCTTAATACCGCTTTTGCCTGTGGATAATATTCTTCCTCAATTGTATACATTACGGCATCAGTGTTAGCAGATACCATTTCCAAAGTTGGAATTTCTGTTAAATCATATATAAGTTGCATAATAAAACATTGTCCTGTTGTACAAATGCTAAAACCTTGGAGTGGGTCATATAGTTTATTAAATACGGCTCTTAAACAACCACTATAAGCATTTAGTGGAAGTTTCAAACCAGTTGACAAATCACTGTTTGTTACATTAAACTGTTTCAAAAAAGAATCTTCTAATAACCCGTGTTTTGCTTTTTTTCTAGTATGAAGAATAACAATATAATCATCCGCTTTTGCTTGGTTTCGGCTAGAGTAACCATATTGTTCTATTGTACTAGGATATAGACTTTCCACGTCATGATTTTTTAAAACTCTTGCCAAATTCTCACCTACTCACATTTAAAAGTAATACCGTTTGTATAGTTATAAACTCCATTTGCTAAAAAACCATGACAACCTCCCTCGCCAAGTTGCAGTTCCATATTGCCATACGTAACAATAGGAGCATCTATTTTATAGTTTAAATCATTGTGTTTTATCAAATCATCAAAATAATCTAACGCTTGTTTTGGTATTTTATCTTTTTCAATTTCACTAGGATACTCATATTTATATGGGTCATTATGAATACGTTTTTCTGCGTTTAGAAGTTTTGCAGTTAAATTGGCATCTGTCATACTTAGTGCTTCGGCTTCATCCATTTTTCCAAATTTTGCAATTATAAATTTTGATTTATATTTTGTCAGTAACTCTTCAAAAATCGGAAATAAAGCCTGTACATCATGCCTACAATAATATAAAACTTCTTCATATTGTTCATTTGTCCACTTTGTGGGCAAGTCAAAAGGTATAGTAGTTTCGGTAATATCTAGCCTTAAATTTCCCTCTAATTCTTTAAGCGATTTTCTAGGAGTAATTTCCGGAAATAAATCCCATATAATTGGCAATGTTACATAATCAAAATTATATTTCCAACCTTGTCCACCACCAATTAAATAATCGTTTAATTTTTTTAGCTCTTGTATATCAAAACCACTTAAAATACCTTTTAATATATATGCATCGTATTCTTTTGCATTATAACCACACAATATAATATCGGAATTAGTAAAATTAAACACGTTTTCCATACTTGCATTATGAAAAATTTTCTCTTCTTTTGTACGATAGTTGATTGCTACTAATAACCAGTCTTTTGAAAAAACTTCAAAATCAAACATCCAAAGTTTGTCAAGTAATTCATCAAAACTCATACTAATACCTATTTTATATCGTTTTTATTGTTAAATTTTTCTAAAAATTCTTTTTGTTTATTTTTCTGTTTCTTTGTTTCAAAATAAACCCAAAAAATAAGTAATACTATCGTAAATATTATTCCTAAGACAAAACCGATTACCCTTTCTGATATATACATTAGTTCATCTCCTTTCTACAAGTTCGTCCTTTTTGTTTTTCTCTTGTTTTTCCTTTATCTGTTGTTTTTACATTATCAGGTAATCTACTAATGAAAAAAAACTTTTCTTCTTTTAATAAATTTTTAAAATATTTTTGTTTTTCTTTATAATTTTTAAATTCATTATCCATTTATTTTATAGTTCTCCTTTTTATAAATTGTTTTTCGTTTTCCATAAAATCTAACTAATGTACTAACATTTTTATCTACAATATCATATACATGTGCTATTTTCTTTCCATCGTAAGGTCGTTGTATGCGACCAATACTTTGAACAACAATTCTAAAATCTTTTACAGGTGTTCCCAATATAATATTTTCCAAACAATTTATACTCACTCCCTCACTTATTAAAGAATAACTAGCAAAAAGAAATTTTGCACTACCGTTTTTCATATCCGCTATGTATTGTTCCCTTTTTTTCTTTGGCGTTTTTCCATCAATTTGTACCGAAAACGGTATTTTATCAGCTAAATATTTCAATTGGTCGACTCTATCACTAACAATAATTGTAGGTTTATCAAGTTTTATTAAAATATCTAATATTAACTTATTTCTTTTTTCGTCCATTGATAAATCACTAATCATTGTGGAAAATTTAAGAGTCATACCGTCTTTATCAAACAACTTAGGTTTTCCAACGACTTGATAATCTGTATAAATAACATCAACTTCAACAGGCACTTGAAATAAATCTTTTTGTACTGTTATAACTTTCTCATTATTTACATAACCAACAAAAGAATCTTTTTCTTTTTTTATCTCATATAAAACATTTCCTAAAAGTTTTGGAATAACCACATGTAGCCCATTCGCAGTATGAAGTGTTGCAGTACAACCAACCTTATATCTTGCCGAAAAATAATTTACACATTGTTGGAACATCATAACACTGTCTGCACTAACAACACAATGTTGCACCTCATCGACTACTAAAATACCAAAAGTATCTTGTTGTATTTGTTCATTATCTATAAATCTAACGAGTGTTTGAACTGTTGCAAAAACAATATCACCCGTTGTATCAAGAACACCATCCGATATTTGACTTGTTTTACAAAACATATTAGATTCACAATAACCTTTTGTTTGGTTTAATAACTCCTTTGTATGAGTAATCCAAAGCATTTTATTTTGTAAAGCATTTGCAAGTTCTAGCATAGCATAACTTTTTCCAAAACCACACGGCATTATTATTAACCCATTGTTGTATTTTTTTACCACATCAATTACAGGTAGTTGATAATCACGTAATTTAATATTACTTTTTATATTTATCTTTTTTTCACATGTATAGTCAATATAATCTTTTATTATAGGATGCGACTCCCATATATCATCAAAACACCCTATTGGTATAATTATAGTATCTTTGTAATAGTCATATAACTTAATTTCCTTAGGTGTTTTCCCCAACCAAAACCCCATTTGAACTTTCTTTGCATAGTCAGGGTTTTTATAAGTCAATTTGCTTTTACAATACTGTAATATTTTAAAATTTGGTTCTCTTATTTCAATAACATTACTTAGTATTATTTGCAAAGTTCCATCCTCATTTTATTACAGTCATCAATAGTTATATACCCCTTTTCTTCAAATAATGGTTTTGCAACCAACCATGTTGTCCAAAATGTTCCAACTTTTTCACTTTTTATAAAAATATAAATATTATTATTAGAATGCATAACAAAGTTGTCTAGTTCGTCACGTTTTTTATAAAGACCGCTCCCTTTATAATAAAGCTTATCACTTTCAATATGTTTTGCCTCAACAAACATACATGAGCCACTTTTTGATATTAAAATATCATAAACTGTACCAGTATTCCCTGTTGCTCTTTTTTCAACATAATAACCTTTTTCATAATACGCATTCATTATTTCTTCTTCCCATTTTTTACCAACACTTTGTTGTATTTTTCCCATTTAATCCTCCAATTTATACACAACAACATCTTTATTGTATTTATTTGATATATCTATATAAATAGACTCAACTGTTTCCCAACGACCAATAGCCATACCACAACCATATTTGTAAGGAATAGCGATAACAGTTACATCGGGATTTTCTTTGAAAAAATCAGTTAAACAAACATCAAGTGATATATAGTCTGTTTTCCGAGTTGGGTCTTGTGTAAAACAATGCACTACTCTACCTGTTCGTAGATATTTTCCTTTCAAAATATCGTAATCACAATTATTGTCAAAACAAAAGTTCTTGTACATATCGTATTCTTTTTCATATTTTTTAGCCAACTGTTCGGCAAGACCACCGATAGACCCAAATACATTAACTTGATGCAATATTACTGGTTCTTCTGCGTCCAATACATTACCTTTTTTAATCAACAACATTTACAAATTCTCCATTCTTTAATATATACCAAGTATCTTCTTTTAAAATAATACCGTCAATTTGTGCAGATTTCACACAAACAGGTATATAAGTATTGTTTACAATATTATATTCAACAAGCACTATCCAATTACCTTTTTTTCCTTTTGCCATAGAATCAATACCAAGACAAGCACCTATACCGTATTGCCCATCTAGTACTACTTGGCTATAATTACCACTTGTTGCTACTTTGCTAGAAACACCACTTGTTGCTACTTGGCTATAATTACCACTTGTTGCTACTTTGCTATAATTACCACTTGTTGCTACTTGGCTATAATAACCACTTGTTGCTACTTTGCTAGAAACACCACTTGTTGCTACTTTGCTAGAATCACCACTTGTTGCTACTTGGCTATAATTACCACTTGTTGCTACTTTGCTATAATTACCACTTGCTGCTACTTTGCTAGAAACACCACTTGTTGCTACTTGGCTAGCATCACCACTTGTTGCTACTTGGCTAGCATCACCACTTGCTGCGGTCGTATCAACTTGTGTTTTCATATAATCAAAACTTAATTTTATAAAATTCCCTAAAGATAGTTCACTTTTCAATTTAATAGTTTTGCAGACTCTTTTGGTGTCTTCTTTGTTTGTTTCATCACTCACATCAGAACATTCTACTTCAAAGAAACGACCGTCCGTTATATTATAATAATTCAACACATCCATAGGATTTTCACAAAAATGGAAACCTCTCTCACATAGGATGGCGGTATCTTCTTTATATGTTTTCCCTAGTTCGTATCTAAAATCACGACAACACATGTTTTTGTCAGTTGCCTTATAACCTATTATCTTCTTTTTTCTCATATTACTTATTCCTTTCTTTATATAGTTCAAAATTATAATCTTCCATAACTTTGTAAGGTATTCCTAAATTTTTATTAAACAACGCCATTGACCTTTTCGACAATATTCTAAAAGGTTTAGTTGTATCAAAAAATTCAATAATCATTGCATACCCCACACCTGCTTTTTTTGCAAAAGCACGAAGAGATATACCATATTCTCTTTGTTTTTTAACCATCAATTTATAATATTCAGTATTCTCCATAATTCTCCTCATTTGACTAATTTTAAATTTTGTGATATAATAACTAAGTTAGATTATATCTTCATAATCTAATTATCTCGTTTGGTACTCATTTTTGAGTACTTTTTTTTTATTCACCCAATTTTATAAATATGCAACTTCCACGGTCTTTAGAAAAAACTCTTTTCACCTTTTCTTTTACAATTCTTTCAGGAAGTGGCTCTTCAATAACTGTATTATTAAAATGTTTTGCAAGTATAAATATTTCTTCTTCATCTAACCTTGTTTTATAATAAACATCATTTATATATTGAAATAATTGATTATCTCTATCGCCTTTAAAAACTTTTAAAGGTTTAACATAATCTTTTATTTCTTTTTTTGTACTTGTGTTATTTAAAATAAACTCTTTTAACTTTCTAGGCATTTCTTGTATTTCATCAACACTTCTTAAAAAAGTATATTCTTTTCCATTTATAACACTAGGTTCGACAACTATGTACCCTTTTGTTCTAATATCAATATTAGGGTAATTTTCAAAAGAGTTGCTACTATTTAAAACTTGATTGAGTTCCACATCACTTTTATAGATTAAATGTAACCCACCACTTGCAGTTTTTTGAATAAGTGTTTTTGTTATATCAATGTCCAAATCATACATAAGTCTAGCAAGACTATCTTTCCCACATTGACCCTCTTTGCAATCAACATCTAATATAAACAAGTTATTTGGTTCGGCTGGTAAACCCCAATTATAATTGTGATTATTTTCATACCAATATAATACTTGCATATATTCACTTGAACAGTCATTTAACCAATTGTTCATCACAGGTGTTTTCCCATTTTCTATAACAGGAAATATTTTAAATTTATCAACAAAAGTTTTTTCTATATAATTCCATTTATTCATTTTCTTTACTTAGTTCTTCAAGTCTTTTTTCAGTTGCATATTCATCTTCCATAGCCCACTCAAGTTCTTCTTTTGTTGGGTGTTTCATTTTTTCCCAGTCTTCCCAGTCTTTGTAGCACTCAGGGCAAAATTCTTGACCGTCATCTGTTTTCTTCAAGTCTTCCCACCAAAATTTTTCGTGACAACTGTCACAAAACTTATAATTGTTTTCATCTTCTAACATATTGTTCATTTGACTATCTCCTTTCTAATGTAATTAAATAATAACATATCATAACAAATAAGTCAATACTTTTTAATAAAAAACATCATTATATATATGATGTTTATAATAAGTTTTTTAATATTGATTCAAGTACGTTCACAACTATGGAATTTCCCCTTGTTTATATAATTGACTATTTGAGTTCACTTTACATGCTTTCTCAAAATCGGCATCATCAAAACCCATAAGCCGCCAACATTCTTTTGGAGTTAATCTTCTTATTCTTAAATTCCATTCTGTAACATTGTTTACGTTCAATAATGGTTGACCGGAGCAATCGGATGAACCTACTTTACAAGTTAAACATGGTGATAAATCTTTGTCTTTTCTAAAACGAACACCCTCATCATAACAAAAATCAAATACTTCAACTACTTTTGGGTCTTTATAATCCCTCGCACACAATGTATCACAGTAGTCTTTCTCTTGAATTCTTCTTTTGTTTTGATTATAATTGCTATTTTTTATCCTATTTATTTGTTTTTCACTTAAATAATATTTTTCATCAACTTCATTTTCTAACATATCTTTAAGTTTTAATTTAAGTGGTTGTTTTTCTGGAAATACAAATCCTTTATCAATATCTTTTCTAATACTAACAGTAAATACTCTTTCACGATTTTGTGGTATTCCATAATCTTTAGCATTTAATATCTGATAATAATTATTATACCCTAATTGTTCCATAGTTTTCAAATACGCATCGAAATTATGTTTATGTTTTTTACTCAACAAGTTTTTCACGTTTTCCCAAATGACATACTTTGGTTGTAATTTTTCAACTATTCTTATTGTTTCATACATAAGACTTGACCTTGTACCACTATTTTTATTGCCTCCTGCTTGTTTTCCTGCAATTGAGAAATCTTGACAAGGGCTACCATGCATTATTAAATCAACATATATATCTTTATTCCACATTGTTATATCTTGCGGGTCAAAATTTGTTCCGTGTATCGCATTAAAACTTTTTGTTGCGTATTTATCTATCTCTACATAATCAGTTATTTCATAATCTATTCCTAAATTTTCAAGTGCTTTACTACATGCACCAATTCCACCAAACAACTCCAACACTCGTAATTTTGTCATTCTAATTCTTCTCTCCTATATAAGTTTATTTTGCCATCATGGGTTATATCGTTATTTTCTTTTACCCAATATTTTTGTCTACCATATTCTTCAAATAAAACAGGATTTACACACCTTTTCCATTCGGGGAATTTCCTCATCATAATACTTATTTCACGACTGACACGACCGTCATAGTTCTTTTTCAAATCATTGTAACAATTTGAAAACAATTCCAAACCACAAACTTTGTCACCATAACTTTTCTCATTAAGATAATCAGTGATTTTCCCTAAAATAGGGTCGTCATCTGTTGCCAAAAGTTGTTTTTGTTCAACTAGACCATCATATTCAGCTGGTATATTCAAATACGTTTTTCCATTATTATACAAAAATAAAGCCTCTCTCCAACACTCGAGAATATAGTTTTTAACCTCATCTTTATGTCGCCAAAGTTCACCTTTGGACAAATGGAGTTCAATAGGTAAATATCGTCTGTTACCTGTTTTATCAACTAAAAATTGAAAATCGTTTGTTGTACCAATAAATATACACTGTCTAGGTATTGATATGCTATTCCTTGCATAAGCTGGTCGGTAATTATCAACGAGTCTTGTTAAATAGCTTTTTAAAGATTCGACTTCTTTTGCTCTAATCATTGCCAAAAGTTCGGCAAACTCGCAAATCCAACCTCCCTCTATCGCTTCAATGCCTTTGCTACCGTCAACAGTTGTAACTTCACGATACCATTTTGTAGAAAGTGCTAACCAGTCAACAATAGAACTTTTACCAATTCCTTGTCCACCCATAAAAATAGGCATATAGTCAAATTTACAACCTGGTTGATATAAACGTGATATACCACCATAAAAAATCATGCGTGATACTTCTCTTGCGTAATCATCATCATCCGCACAACAAATATCTATCAAAAATCTATCAATTCTAGGTCGACCATCCCACTCTTCACTTTCTATTAAATCTTTAATAGGGTGATATCCTACATCATCTCGTAAAAGGTCTTTTGCAAAATAGTATTTTTGAATATTACTAAATTTATACTCTTTCTCGATATATTGTAACACTTTGCTATCGTGATAATCTTCCCAATTTTGAACTCTTCCATTTTCTATATATTCAAACTTATTAGACATTTGGTTATATTTAATTTTACTTCTAAGGTTTTCATCTTTAGATAATACTTGATAATAATTATCAATACTACCCTCTATTTCACCTTGCTTATTAACTTCAAGTGCAATATAAATGTCTTTTTTTGTAAGTTCATTTTGGCCTTTTTTATAAAGTTGGACACTTTTTTTGACTTTTGTTAAAATTGAGAGTTCACTAGCTCTTTTTAATATCTCGTTTAATACTTCTTCTAATTCATTGCCTTTATAATTGGCAAAAACACTGGAGATAAAATTTTTGTTAAGCAATTCTTCTTTTTCTAAATCTTTTATTTCTTTTTCATCCAAAATTATCATCTCCCATTGGTTTAAATTCAGGGGCATTTCTTAAATCTAATTGATTCACTTCTTGTTTGCACACATAACACCATAATTTTTTACGGTGTCCTTTCTCTCTAATTCTTTTTGCATAAATTTGTTGTATTGTTCCACAAAGTGGGCACTGTATGTACCTTATGTTAAATATTCTACCATCTTTGCATCTCATTTTCAATAACGAACCTTTCAACAGTCATATATAGTTATTTCCTCTATCATTTTTTTAACTTTATATTCACAATAACTGTCTTTTTCAACAAGTTTATTACGCACTTTGTATACTTCTTCTAAATTGTCAAATTTATCCGCTAATAAAAAACTAGGGGTTAGATTATCTGCAAAATCAACATAATATGTATCAACCATGATGACATAGTATTCTTTCTTTTGTAATAACATACTAGCCTTTATCTCCTTTCTATTGTAATTTCAATATACTATATTTCTACTATTTTGTCAATTAAAAAGAGGAAGTTTTTATATCTTCCCCCTTTTTTTAGTTTATATTGTTTTGTGATATTTTACTTTATGTTTTAATGTTTTTTTATTTATTACTTGACTAAGCAATAACATTGTTTCTAAATACAAATGTTTATATTTATCTTTACTATTTTTTAATTCTTTGCATTGATTCTTATAATAGCTACGTTCCTTTTTGAGTTTATTTTCCCTTTCTATCGGTGTTTCCTTTATCTTGTACAAGCTTTATCTCCTTTTCAAGTTTATTTACTTTTGATATTGTTTTTCCAAGTTCTCGTGTCAATGACATTACTATGTTTTCTAAATCATCAAATCTTTTTCTTTTTATAAACATTTTTTAAGCCTCTTAACCTCTTCAAATTTTATGTCACTATAAGGAAATGCATATCTTACTAATTTCATAATAACATTTTGATTTTTCATACCCATGAAAAATGATATTGTTTTATTGTTTATCTTTACGGTTATCTTTGTCATCTTCTTCTCCTAATTGAAAAATGCACATAAATGTTATTGCAAAAATAGAATGAAATATACCACTAACCAACCAAATAATTGCTTCCATATTATTTACCTCTATGATATATAGATACATCAATTGCTTTTTCAAATAAACGTGCAGGTAGCCATTGCGAACAACCATCTAACAAAACTGTACCATCTGATAAATCAAAACCTCGTATTGTGAAGATTCGCTCACAATTAACTTTTGCATGTCCTAAGATGCTATATAAACTAGGACTATAAGTTATAAATTCTCCCAAGTTGGTGTCTTTTTTCAATTTAACTTTTTCACATAATTTAAACGGAATATTTGATTCTTCCTTTTTCTCAAATCTTTTTCTATCATTATACAACATATTTTCAATTCTGTGATGAGCATGAATAATCTTCTAATATATCATCAAAATTTTGTTCACGTGTTTCATCTTCTTCATCCTCTTCAATAGATAAAGACTCATAATAATCGTGTAGTTCTTTAAATTCATCTGATGTTGCACCAAAAATCTCAAAGTAACGCCAAGGATAGCATATATCAACGGTAAAATAAGTTCCATTATAAATAGTTTTCATGGAATCACCTACCAAATTTCTAGTCGAAAAACATCCACAGTCGGCATTATTAAAATTATCTTTTATAACTTCTTTAACCTTTTCAAATTCAATTTTTCTTAAACTTTTATCATTTTCCATTATTCTTTATCTCCTTTATTCTATTTTTTGCAATGTCAAAATAATTTTTGTTGTGAATCAATATTTGCTAACATTTTTTCTTTGGCATCTTTTACAAAATTCTTTTTAATTTCAAAACCATAACAACTACGGTTCAATTCTGCACAAGCGCGTAATGTGCTTCCACTTCCTGCCACAGGGTCAATTACAACATCATATTCATCAGTAAAAATTTCAATTAGTCTTTTTAGTAAATTAACAGGTTTTTGGGTAGGGTGTATTTTGGGTATATCTTTCCCATCCTTTCGCCATTCAAAATAGTTAAAAATCATGTGATTCTTTCCAAATTCATCTATATTATTAAACTTTGGCAATTTATTTCTATATAACACAACCGCATATTCACAAGCATTTACTATTTTCATATTAGCTTTTAAAACTTGTGGAGAATAATTTTTTATAAAAATCAAAGGATAGTATTTTGTTAAACCATGTTTTTTCCCCTCTTCAATTACAATTGGTATTTGTTCAAAAGCACAAAAGATAATCATAGCAGGAGCACCGCTACTTTTCCCTTTCTCGCCACCTTTTTTTGGTTCTTTTTTTAAATATCTTGTACAAAAATCAAAAAAGTTATTTATATGAAAATCATTATCAGTATCAAAAAAACACTTATTAGCAAGTTTACTTTCTCCATTTTTAAAATCACCACCATTATACCATTGTGGGTTACTAGCATAAGCGTTTGTACCTAAATTGTATGGAATATCTGCTATAATAAGTTGAGCATGTGGTATACCATATATCGTTTGGCATTTTCAAAATGGTCATTAAATAACTCAATTTTGCACTTTTTTAACTTTGTAAAATCTTTTACCTCATCAGTCATTTTCAATTCTCCTTTTCATACATTTTTGATTAAAACATTTTTTACAACAGTGTCGGTATACTATTTTATTTTTGTTTTTTCCATTTTTTGGAAAATAACTTATATCATATATTTTATTACATACACGACATTGCCTTTTATTTTCTAATTCTAGTTTTTTATCAAGTTCGTTTTTATTACTATCTTGAAAAAATAACATTAAATCGGAGTATGTTTTGTTTTTTTCATGTTCATACTCTAAATCTTCCAAATATTCTAAATAACACTCACTACAATAGAAGTCATTATTATCGGCTAAAATTAAATCTTTTTTAAAAAATTCTTCTTTGCAATTATCACATTTTAACTTTATCATCTTTGACCTATTTATTTACTTTCTAATCAACTTTTTAACTTTTGGTAATTGATTTTGAATACTTAAATTTTGAATTTCAAAACCTTTATTATTTGGGTAACTAATATATACCTCTTCTGCTATTTCTCCATAATCTTTTTCACTTTGATATATAATGTTTTCTTTTTCCATAAAAACTGTTACTTTTTTCAAAATTATTTCTCCTTTTTAATTTCTTTTAAAACATTCCTCATGTGTTCTTCAACAAGTGAACTAACTGTTCGTCCTATACAAAGTGCATATGTTTGAAATTCTTTGTATATAGTGTCATCTATTGTTAAAGACTTTCTCTGTTTTATTCTACTCATATATTCCTCCTAACTATAATTATATTCTACACTACTATACATACAAAGTCAATACCTAAAATAAAAAAAAAGAAAGATTTTATCTTTCTTCATTATAAAATTTATCACGTAATGTTATTATATCTTCGTTAAGAGTTTCTTCATCTTGCTTTTTTAACCACGCATAGAAATAATTAGATGTGGCATTATATAAACTAGACAATTTTAGTGTACGTTTATGAACTACTTTTTCTTTTACACTTCTCATAAACTTCCAAAACTTATAATATGGAAACTTTAACTTGGTCATAAAACCATTACTTTCAATTACTACTCCCTCTATATCTTCGTGCGACATATTGTCTTCGTCAGTATTTTCTAAATACCATTTATAAAAATCTCTTTTATTGTTAAATTGTTTGTAAATATGTTTACATTCACAATTAAATAATTTTGAAAGTTCAACTAATTTTTCGTATGGTTCTCTTCTAAATTCAATATCGTTGTATATTACATCTAAAAGTACTAGTTTGGATTTCTCGTATTTTATTATATGTGGGTCATGCTCAATATCAATTACTTCAAACACTAACGATACATTATTCTCTTTTAAATATTTTGTAATTTCTTCTTTATTTATGTTACTTCTTTCAAAAAGATTTTTAAAATATTCGCTAAATTCACTTTTATTTGATGATTTACTAGCAAAAAATAATTCATCATTTACAAAAGATAAAATACCCAAAAAGCCATTTTCTTTACGGTATAAAGTAATTTTTTCATCGAAAACTTTTAGCAAATGGTCAAGTCTAGTATCCAGTGTTTCATTTACATTAAAGAATTTTTCATAACCTCTTGCTACTATCTTTCCTGTTGTTGTATCAATAAATAAACCACGTGCTTTACATGTTAAATCATTCCATCTCTTGCTATAAAAAGCATTTCTAGTAAAATTAAACGAACTAATATTGTTATCTAGCATATTTTCTCTAATATCTTTAGATAACCTTAACTGTTCAACTAGTGGAAGAACGTTTTTAGTTTTACATTCTTTAAACTCATTTACTTCTTCTGGTTTACCAAAATAATCATTTTTTATTTTAATCATTTTTGGCTCAAATTCTTTAGTCAATTGTAGAACTTTAAGATTTCCACCAAATTCAACGTTGCCCTCTAAATTGTATGAGTTACTACAACTATCGATTTTAAAAGTGTTTCTATGACCATGTACTTGAATAATGTTTGTGTCTTTTTGATTTGTACTAAATATTGTATCTATATCTATATTATAATCTCCTACACCATTTATAAATTGACTAGTTGCTACCAACTGTAACTCTTCTGGCATATAGCTAATACCACCATGTGATACTATATATTTTTTATCCCCATATTGAAAGTATGCTATTTGTCCTAGTTTTCTATAAAAGACTCTAATATCTTTTTTGTCTAAATCTCCTAATTCTTTCACTGTTTTATTTAAGAAAGTTTTACTTTTAATTTCCTCACATTCATCTAATGAATAATAATTCAACCATCTCTCATGGTTTCCCTCTAATAACAATGTATTTGTATAAGTAGCCATTTTCATCAATAGTTCTAATGTTTCTTTATTTTGTAAACCTCTATCAACATAATCTCCACAAAATATATAAAAATCATTTTCGTTATATGGGTATTTTTCAAAGTATTGTTTTAACGGGTTAAAACAACCATGAATATCTCCAAAGACATGGATATGTTCATATTTATTCAAATCAAATAATTTCATACCCATTTCATTCCAAAAATTATCTTTATCGACTTCTACCCAACCACTAGTCTTTTGTTGTGTTTCTAACCTCGAGTACATCTTATCAATAACACTTTCCGGAACTCTTTTATAATCTTCTCTCTCCGCATTTCTTCTTTTGCATTCATTGATAGGTACATCACTAAAATCAACATAATATCTTCTATATCTATATCGTTCACATAGTTTGTTATATCTACTAAAATCGCTAGAGCGACTATGGGTGGCATCAACAATTACAAATTCGCCTTTTTCCATTCTTTTTTCAAGTAATTCAAATAATAAAACCCACACATAACTATCATTTTTTTGACTAATAACTCTATGTTTTTTATCTGAAACTAGCACAGGACTTTCAACTAATAATCTAAGAGTATCAGCAGATAGAGTATAATTTTCTAAGCCCATTTTTTTAACCCAAGTAGATTTACCACTCGCTGGGCTCCCACGTAATATTACTAGACTCCTCATTTTATACCTCCTATTATTTTATAAAAAAATTCTTTCATACGAGTTGTTGGTTCTTCTAAATCACAGTCTTTTGTATGTTTTCTAAAAAGACCTAATTTATATAGTCTTTTATGGGCTCTTATTTCATTGAAATAACTTTCTTTACTTCTAGTTCTAATACATTCTAGTTCCTCACGATGTTCAACAATAAAAGAAGAATATACTTTAATTTCAACATCACTTAATTGATAACAGTTTTTAACAATAGTCAAGTCACTAAAAAACGTAATATTTTCATTCTCACTACAATTACACATTTAATCAATTCCTTTCAAAATATCTATTAACTTTTTAGACAAATAAGCGGGTAAATAGTAATCTATTTTAAACTTCCCATTTTCCAATATTCCTATAACACACTCTTGTTTATTTTCTTCATAAAACTGTATAGCCTTATCAATTTTTTCTTGTGAATTGTCTTTTTCTTGCTTTATCATTCGGCTTTTTCCCAGTATGCCAAACACTTAGTATTCAATTTAACTGTGCCATCAGCATTTAATCGAGGTATAAGTGCACCTTTGCCTTTATAACTTTGTATATATTCAACACATGTGCCCTTATCAACATAAAATTCAAACATTGTACTATCTTGCATATAATAAATGTCATTTTTTTCTTCTGTTCCAATTGATTCAACTGTACAACCTGTTAATAATATAATTGGAATTATTAGTAATAAACTTTTCTTCAACATTTAATCAGTTCCTTTCTAAAATATTGTTTGTTCATTTTTTGAAATAGTGTTACCCTACTTCAACAAACTGTCTATATTAAATAAAGAGTTACCATTTGATACTTTTGGCAATTCACCATTCCATTTTTCAATAAATTTTTCTTTAATAATGTTATCTGTCAAAGTTTGTTGTTTCATTTCATTGGCTTTCTTTTCAGCTTCGGCAGTTACTATCTTTTTTTCTGCCTCAATTTTTTCTTTTTCCAATTCTTGTTTAGCAGTTAAAACTTTTTGTTCAGCTACTTGCTTTTCCTCTATAGCTTTATTGAATTCAGCACTAAAATTAAAACTAGTAATATTAAAATTATCTATTGACAATCCATATTTTTCTACTTTGTTTTGTAAAGTTTCCATACATTTTTTGCTTACTTCACTTCTATTAGTAATTAGTTCTTCAGCGGTATATTGTGAAGTTACGGCTTTAATACTTTCTTGAATCGCTGGTTGTAATACGACCTCATCATACTTAGTTCCAACATTTTTATACAATTCCGTAGCCTTAGTACCATCTACTCGATAATTAACGGCTAATTTCATGAAGATGTCTTGTAAATCTTTACTGGCACTAGTGGTTTCAACTTCAACCTTTTGGACTTGAATATTCATTTTAACAATTTTTTCAACTAGCGGTATTTTAAAGTTAATTCCCTCGTTCATTTGAGTTTCAACGACTTTGCCAAATCTAACTCTTATTCCTACTTGCCCACTATCAATAGTTCTAAAACTTCCAAATACAAATAGTATCACTACTATAATTCCTAACACTATACCCACTCTTATAGCCACTTGTTTAGACGTTAATTTAAGTTGATTATTATAATTATTCATATTTATTTACCTCTTTTCTTGTAATTTTTAAATCCATTTACTTCTTATGAAATTTTTACATTTTTTACTGTCTGTTTTTTCTTTATGATGAAATTCTGCATAACTTTGCCAATAGCTATCTTTTGCAGTATATCTATAGCAATTTTTATAATCTTTACAATATTTTTTACAATTGGAGCACTTTGTTATATCTGCCATTGTTACCTCCTTTTCTATCGCCACACCTCAAGTATACCATTTGATTTTTCATCATCATGTATAATAAGTACATTAAAATATAAGTCCTTATATGTTGAAAATTTAATGTCAATTACTTCTCTATTTGATGATTCCAGTTTTTGTATAAATTCATTCTGACACCTCTTCATATTCATCACATACTGTTTTAACGCAATCATAGTAGTGTGGTATCACAACAGTTATATTACCTACTATTACAGGAGTGTATGCAATACATTTATCTTTTTCCTCGTGTGATTTTATACATTTTGGAGAACTACATCCAAATAATAAGAAGACCATCACAAATAAAATTATTGTTTTTTTCATTTTGACGCCTCTTTTAGCATTTTTTTTATTCTTGATAAGCGTTGGCGACAACCATTTCTCGGCATATTACGGGTTTGACTATCAATATACTTTAGAACTCTAGTAATTGTTTCTTTCAACTCATTACATTGCATCTTCAATAACATATTTTGCCAATTAACTTCATCAACCACTTTATCATTATTTTCTGCATTTTCTTTTAAGATTTTATTCTCTTGTTGTAATTGTTTATTTATTAAACTTGACCTATAAACTTCACATCTAAGATAATCGCCCATTTTATCTTCGGTTTCCAAATCATTACTAATACCTTCAAACTCCTTTAAAAGATTTTCAAACTCATCTTTTGGTATTAAATAATGGTCAGAACATTGTATGTAATACTTACTATAATCTTTCATTGTTTCTCTCCTTTATATTTTCTTTCAAGTTGAATATATGCGTTATTCAAGTCAAAAAGTCTATACACGAGTTCTTCTTTATCCATATGCAATAATGCACTATATCTACTTCGGCAACCACTCCAAAGTGTTATATATTGCCCAGTCAATTCTCTATATCTTTGTTCATAATCAAGTAGTTCTTTATATCTTTTATTTGATATTATTTTCATCTTTACTCCCCCACCTTATAAGTCATTTTTTCCATTTGTTCTTTTGTAATTATTGATTTAATCGTTTCATCCCATATAGCCCTTTGCATTTTGGTATCAGTCCATAAAATATCTCTTATTGTTCCATCAATAAATTTATAGTCTTTTTCTATTTCAATAACTTTACTACCATTAACATAATCTCCAACTTCCAAAATATCAATTATGTTATAACTGGTTTTTAATATTTCATCGATATCATCTTCATCATCCAAATTTATAAATGTTATATGGTCTTCATAACTTTGATATAGCCAATTATCACAATATGCGGTATTATCTTCTATATATTCTATTTTTGCAATTCTACCATAGCAATTACGAACATACATATTTTTCCTAAGTTCTAATTTCATTATTATCACCATCTTCTATTTTTTCTACTAAGCCATCTTTTATCAAATCATACATAACATCAAGTTTGGTTACATAGACGAATCCATTACAATCGCACACAATTTCTCGTGAAATAGGTTTTACACAAAACTGACACAATATACCTCCAGTCAACTTAGCAACATACCATTCTTTTTCATTTAATTCAAATCCATATCTTTCTAATTCTTTCAAATCTACATTATCTTTAATCTTTAACATTTTACTCACCCTTTCACAACTTTTTCACAATTTTCATTATTTATATTCTCATTTACCACGTCTTCCGAAATACTAGTACTTCCAAACAAAATAATAAGTAGTGAATAAAAAACAATACTCATCAAAATTCCAGCCACCATACCGGCCTTAAATTCATCACTCATACTATTCTTTCCTTTCTATACTAAAATTATAACATATCACAACAAATAAGTCAATATATTTCTAAAAAATACCATTAAAAAGCAAAACACCATAATTTCCTTATATATAAGCAAATTCTAATCATTTTTATAAAGATGTAAATATATGTAAATCATTTTTAACAAAACATATAAAATCATAACAAATAATAACAAATAAGTCGTTTACTACCGTTTACCAACCGTTGCACGAACACTATAAATCATAACAAATAAGTCAAAAAAGTGTAAAAATATGTAAATAAAAATGCAACGCTTTACACTCAAAAACTTAAAATTTTTTTCATTTTTTTCATTTTTTTCATACTTTTAAAAAAATTTTAAAAAACGTTTTTTAGTTTTTTCAAAAATGCAAAAATCATAATAAATAAGTCAAAAAAGTCACAAAAAATGAAAAGTTCGTTTACCAAAAAAGGGGGTATCGTTTACCAAAAAGGGGGGTATCGTTGCGATATCGTTTACCAAAGGTTTCCTTAT